GCATCAAAAGACGAAAGTAATGGTGCAATCCAAAAGATGGATAGTGTATTCTCTAAATTATCAGAATTAGAAGGTAAATTAGGTGAAATGGATACAGTACTTGCTAAAATTGATGAATTAGGTTCAATGATACAACAAGTTAAACCTAAAACACCTGAAGAGAAACTTAACATGCGTTCTTTGGATTCATACCCATTTAACGAAAAACCACAAGAATTTTTTGCACACAAACAAGGTGAAATGAGACAAAGTGGTAAGAATGAATATGTTTTAACTAAGGATGAGGTTGAAAACTACGGTAAAGACCAAATAATGAAATCATTTAATCCAGATTTAGATAATGCAGCTCAGTACTAACGTTCAGTTTCTTTTAGAAGCACAAACACAATTTAAAATCTTACATTGGCAAACTAAAGGTTTCGCCAGACATAAAGCTTTCGGAAAAGTCTATGATGTATTGGGAGATTTAATTGATACCTTTACAGAAGTAGCAATGGGTAAGTATGGTAGGTTTTCTTTCAGTGAAAATGAAAAAACACTTAAACTTCAAAACATCACCGAATTGGAATTGGGTCTTTTTATTAAGACTATAAAGGGTAAACTTTTAGATATGAGTTCAGATTTATCAGATAAAGACTCTGACCTATTAAACATTAGAGACGAAATGTTGGCCGAAATTAATAAATTAAGTTATCTTTTAACTTTAGAATAAAATTATAATATAAAATGATATCAGGTTCAGCAGCAACAACAGGTTCAGAATTAACAAGAACAACACTAACATATGTAAATAATATGGTAACCGGTGCAACATCTCAAGGATTATTTCGTATATTTGTACCTAATCAATACATTGACGATTCGATGGTAACCATTTTAAGAAACACCTACGGTTATAGTGTTACACCACAAAATTCATTTAACGGAACAAATAATGATTATATCATTAGTTGGGAACCACCCATAACATAGATGGTAAATAAAAATATATTAAAAATAGTTTAGCCCAGATTTTGAAGTCTGGGTTTTTTTATGTATATTTTAGTATAAACAAATCAATTAATTTAAATTTAGAAACATGTCAACATTTGATGCAGTACTAGCACAGTACGAGAAGAACAAAAACAACGCCACAGGTGGCAATGCAAACAAAGTATCCCAAGAGGATAGAATGAAACGTTATTTCACAACTATTTTACCAAAAGGTTCAAAAGGTGAAGAAAGACGTATCCGTATTTTACCAACTAAAGATGGTTCATCACCCTTTACTGAGGTGTTTTTCCATGAAGTACAGGTAGACGGTAAGTGGGTTAAATTGTACGACCCAAAACAAGAAGGAAAACGTTCACCATTAAACGAAGTATGTGACAGTTTAATGATGACGGGTGTAGAATCGGACAGAGAGTTAGCAAGAACATATCGTTCTCGTAAATTTTACATCGTAAAGGTTATCGACCGTGATAACGAACAAGATGGTGTGAAATTTTGGAGATTTAAACACAATCACAAAGGTGATGGTATTATGGACAAGGTGTTTCCTATTTTCCGTAACAAAGGTGATATCACCAATGCAGAAAATGGTCGTGATTTAATTCTTTCTTTAGCTTTAAGTAAAGCGGGAACAGGAAAAGAATACACAACTATTAATTCAGTAATCCCTGAAGACATTGGACCATTACACACTGACGCTGATGTTTCAGACAAGTGGGTTAACGATGAGTTAACTTGGTCAGATGTATACTCTAAGAAAGGTGAAGACTATCTTGAGTTAGTAGCAAGAGGAGAGGCACCACGTTGGGATAATGACCTTAAGAAGTATGTATCGACAACTTCAGGGGAGGAAACCTTCGGAGGAGCAAAAACACAAACACCTTCAGTACCGGCGGTTGACCCACAGGTAGACGAAGAAGTAGACGAAGACCTGCCATTTTAGAATGGTAAAACTACCTTTCTAATATTTCCACATATTTATATTAAAATAAGTGGAAATATTATGAAAGAAGTTAAAGAAAAAAAATGTTTTAAATGTGAACATATTTTACCAATTAAAAAGTTTTATACACATAAAAAAATGCCCGACGGACATTTAAATAAATGTATAGAATGTACTAAAATTGATGTTAAAAAAAGAGAAAATGAATTAAAAAATAATCCAGAGTGGATTGAACAAGAACGAGAACGAAATAGAGAAAAATACTATAGGTTAAAATATAAAGGTAAGTATAAACCAACAACAGAGAAAAAAAGAGAAATCACTAAAAGATTTAATCAAAAATTTCCTGAAAAATACATGGCCTCGAAATATACTGAAATTTATTTATCTAAAGTTACGGGATTTCATTTACACCACTGGTCATATAATCAAGAAGATTGGTTAGATATAATTCAACTATCAATTAAGGAACACAATTTAATACATCGACATTTAATATATAACCAAGAAAAAATGGTATATTACACAAAAAACGGTGAACTATTAGACAGTAAAGAAAAACATTTAGAATTTATTCAAAAAATTATATAAAAAACAAACAACATGGCAGGTATAAAAAAGAACGATTTTTCGGCGTTAAAGAAAAAGTTCTCAAAAGAAGCATCCTTCAAGGCCGAGAGGTTCTTTGATTTAGGAAATGCGTTCTTAGAGGCAACAGGGTTACCGGGACCAGCGATGGGACATATAAACATGTTACTTGGACATTCAGATACAGGTAAAACAACCGCATTAGTGAAAACGGCTGTAGATGCACAAAAGAAAGGAATTCTTCCTGTCTTTATCATTACAGAACAGAAATGGGATTTCCCACACGCTAAATTAATGGGATTTGAATGTGAACAAGTAGTAGATACAGAAACGGGGTCAATTGATTGGGACGGATTCTTCCTTTTCAACAATAACTTCCAATACATCGAACAAATCACAGATTACATCAATGAACTACTTGACGCACAATCGAAAGGTGACATACCACATGATATGTTATTCTTATGGGATTCTGTGGGGTCTGTTCCATGTAAAATGACTTTTGATGGTAAAGGTGGTAAACAACACAACGCGTCTGTATTGTCAGATAAAATAGGAATGGGACTGAACCAACGTATTTCAGGTTCAAGAAGAACTGATAACACATACACGAACACGTTAGTTATCGTTAACCAACCTTGGGTAGAATTACCTGACAATCCTTTCGGACAACCAAAAATTAAAGCAAAAGGTGGAGAGGCCATTTGGTTAAACTCAACTTTAGTATTCTTATTTGGTAATCAAAAAGGAGCGGGAACAACTAAAATCTCAATCACTAAAGATAAGAGAAAGGTTAAAATCGCTACAAGAACTAAAATCTCAATTATGAAGAACCACGTAAATGGTTTAGGATATGAAGATGGACGTATCTTGGTAACATCTCACGGATTTATGCCGGGTAGAGATGATGTTGAAGAGAAAAAATCAATTGAAGACTATAAAAAAGTATCAGGTGATTATATCAGTGAAAGATTAGGTGTTAGTGTTGCAGACATCGAGGATATCAAAGTTGTAACAGAAGAAGAGTAATCTATAATACAAAAATTAAATGTCGGTTTTACTTGTTGATGGAGACAATTTACTTACGATTGGATTCTATGGTGTTAAGAATTATTTCTTTAAGGGGAATCATATTGGTGGACTATACCATTTTATTAATACCCTTAGAAAATCACTTGAATTATATCATTTAGATAAAATAGTTGTATTTTGGGACGGTCATGAGGGTTCCCAAACCCGAAAAAAACTCTATTGTCACTACAAAGAAAATAGAAAATCAAGAATAAGAACCGAAGAAGAATTAAGCTCTTACAATTACCAAAGAGACCGTATTAAACAATACCTTGAGGAGTTATTTGTTAGACAAGGTGAATATGAGTATTGTGAGACCGATGATGCCATCGCTTACTATACTCAAAACTCACCAAACGAGAAAATAATTGTATATTCATCTGACGGTGATTTAACACAATTAGTTTC